GAAGACAGCGGTTAAAAATACAACTTTCTTGTGAAATGCAAGAAAACGACTTTGGGGATTTCAGAGTAAACTCTTACTTAGATCTAGCCTTTGAACAGCTAAACACCCCGGATCACCATCGAGGAGACGGTACATCCTTGATTCCTGATCGAATCAATAAAGTCACGGTCCTCCTGTCTAAGCATCTTTCATATCTTACCTCTAATGGGATGAAAGTTCCAGATGCTTTTCGAGGAACGTTAAAATGTTCACAAGTTGTTGATTTTTGGGTTAAAATCGCAGACGACCAGTCTGTGAAAACCCTAAAAGAGGAAATCGATGACTTCCTTCGTAGAATCATGGACCTGTGCTCGTTGTTTGAACTGAGCACCGATTCTATTGATTGGAACTTTGAAAGACAGAAGTGGCAATATATTTGCTTCATCTCGGACCCGATCGTCGAGATGAAATATTCCACTAATTGGATCTTTTCAAAGTTTTGGTCTGTTGATCTCCCCCCCGAAGGCGATTACTTCGGACTCTTTATCTTCCCTTCTGTTTTGGCACAGCGCATTAAACGTTTAATTGCTGCTGGTCACAGAAAGGAGAAAGCCAGAATCTTGGTCAATACTATCTTTCAAGGTTTGAAGAAAGGTTTTTTACCGCTACGACCGTGGCGGGTAAATCTTTCTTTAGACAAACATGAAAAGGCATTGACCATAGACCATGATCCTGATGAAGAGTTCAAGGAAGCATTTGAAGGGGTAGTTTCTCAGCTGCCATTTAAATTTAATGATTTGCCTGTTAGTTCAATTAGTAGAAAGTCAACTATTGAATCGACATTTAGTGAAGGGGGCAGTCTCGCAGTCTTAGAATTGCTTGATTCTCTTCCTAGTTGGTTAGTCGAGGACTTTGTCCGACTACCTGTTCCAGGAAGAGCAGAAGCATTCAAAAAACTGAAAGATTCGTACACTTTCTTAAAGGCAGACCAATTTATTGGAATGGCTACGCGGAGAGTTGCATTTGGAGTTGGACATATAGAAGAAATTAGATCTATATATTCTTGCTATCTGTCCAGGGACGAGTACCTTGAAGGGGTACCCATCTTCTCTCAACTCCTGAATCCCATTTGTAATGAACCCTCTGTGATATTAGAACCAATGAAAGCTAGGATTATAACCAAGCCTCAGGCCTTAATTTCACAGGAATTCACTGGTATCCAAAAGGATCTATGGAACCAGATGAAGGGTCATTCATCGGGAGTTTTTGAGCTTATCTCAAGGCCTGTAAATGAATTCGACATAGCTAAACTATGTATTGGGTTCGGGGAGGGCGATCAATTCGTGAGCGGAGATTATAGTGCCGCAACGGATAACCTATTTGGCTGGGTTACACGTTGTGTTACTAATCATCTGCTCAGGGAATTTACCTCGCTTGAGAAGGCTCAATTAATTCAAGAGTCATTATTTAATTCGAACATCTGCCGTATTGCTTGGGTGGATAAGTCTTGGGGCAAGCGGTATCCCCTAGAACTCGAGAGAAACCATTTTGGTTCCGACTCTGTTCTAGGCGAAGACTACTTCGTTCAGACGAATGGCCAATTAATGGGACATAACCTATCTTTCTTAATCTTATGTTTAGCAAATTATGTTTGCTATCATGTTGCTTATGAAAGGTGGGCTCAATCTCGTTATAAGCCATTTAAAATTCCAAACAGGCATCTCCCCTTGATCAATGGGGACGACATTCTTTTTAAATGTGAGAGAAGTTTCTATTCATTTTGGACTAAGTGTACAGAATTGACTGGATTCAATTTATCTCAGGGAAAGAATTTCATAACTGATAAGTTTATGCAAATTAATTCTGAGCTTTGGATCCCTAAACTTGGTGAGGAGGAAACTGAGGACGGTACTAAGTACTGGCTTCGCTCTTTACATAAGGTTTATTATGTCAATTTTGGACTTATTATGAATAGAAGAAAAATGGACTGTTCCATGGACGAGAAGGGTTCCTACAAGAAGACTTTTAGAGCGCGATTAAATCGCATCCGTCTTATAGACCTAGATGGGATTCAATCTAAAGTCAGTAGGGAGGATGGTGCTGAATATGATGACCCGCTTTTCAATCGGATTTTGAGCTTGGGAGCTGTTGT